AGTCCGAAAATACTAGATGTAAAATTATATTCTACTGAGTTAGAGCTAATAGTAGAAGGACTTACAAATACTTCAATACTATCTGTATCTACTTTAGCATTGGAGAGTACAAAACGCTGATCGGTTATGCTTGTATTAACTACAAAATTCTCTGTAAGCAAAAAGCCTTCGTATATATTCAACTGCTTAATAAACTGATTATTACTATTGCGATTAATAATAGTTGGTTCTGAGGTAGAGAAAGTATATGCGCTATTACTACTTGTAGAGGTAAACTTATAATTCTGAGGTAGTGTAATTGTATAGATTGAATTATTAGTTACATTAATGCTAACTTCAATTGTTGCAACAGCAGAAGTATAAGAGCGTGGCAAGTAATTAAGTTCTTTTGCATGAGATACAATGGAATCGCGCAACGTTGCGGTATCCAAAAACATCTCATTTCCAATCATATTTAAATAGAATGCATTCTGATATGTGTTGTAGGCTAGTATATCTAACAGAACAGACATGTTAGATCCTTCAAAGTCATAGTCCTTGAAGCGGTCTTGACCCTGTAGGTACGTTCTTAGGTTTGATCTTAGACCGTCGAAATCTAATTGATTAACTGGTAGAAAATTTGCCATTACCTAATCCGGTCTAGATAAAAATCTAGCGTTACTGGTTCTTCCCTATTTATTACACCAAAAGTAATAGAAATGCTAATAGCATTATTGTCTTCAAAGGGTGTAATAACTAAATCTATTAAGTTACATCTAGGTTCAAAGTTAGTGATTGTTTCTTCTATAACTTGTCTTAAAATATCCTGCGTATCAGGCGTAAAGTTTTCAAATAGAAGTTTACGAACGTTACTTCCAATATTATTCTTGAACGGTCTTTCGTAGAAATCAGTCAATAGTAAATTTTTTACAGCTCTTATAACTGCATAGTCATTAGTAACCCTGACTACATCATTTGATATTGGATGTCTGTCGAGATTAATATCGATATCTGAGTAATAGAGTTTGGAAGTAATAGAACCTGACATAAGTATACTCTTTTTAGGTATTTATTGATAAATTATATACCTCTAGCTCTATTTTCTAGAGTAGCACGTGCAGCGGCGATTTCCAACTCTTGACGTCTTCTACCGGTTAATTCTACAAGATCAGTCAAGTCGTCATCACGCCTTATTGGGTTAGGATTATCACCTGGTTGCGGATACCCGCCAGATGAAGGGTACGGCTCACCAGTCGGTGTAGTAGGGGTAGGCGGTACTGGTGGTTGAGATAGAGTACTATTAATCGCGTTATTGTACGACTCTCTAATTGGACCAGTAATGTTAGAATCAATAAACCCTTGTACGTTATTCTGAACAGTAGTTGAAATAACGTTAAGTTCGTTTGTAACTCCTTCGATTGCTGAGTTAATAGTAGATACTGTAGAGTTAGTTAATTCATTAACTGATCTAGTTAAATCGTTAATGTCTGATAGAATATTTCTAGCACCTTCAGGTATTAAACTAGACGTGCTTGGTAATGAGCTACTAATTGAGTTAGCTACTTCTGCAGCGGCTGAATTAATAATTCTCTGACCTTCGTTAACCACGGAGGTAATAGCAGATGTTACACCCTGCTCTAATCCTGCCAGTACTGCGTTTAAACCACCTTCTACTTGAGTTATAACAGAACCCAGAGTTCCAACTGTAGTACCAAACGCGGTACCTAATGTACTACTAAGTCTAGCTAGTTCTGTTGTTTGAGAATTTGTAGGAGTAAAACCTAACGAGTTTGTTAGATTGTTTCTAATGACTTCTGATCTACCTTCTAACCCTAATCGTAGCGTTTCAGAGGCATTATTTGGATCGGCTGATACTGGTAAATTACTTGGAGATATGGCATTATTTACTGTATTCTGAGCATTGAGACATGTTTGTACTAGGCTTGCCTGCTCAGGTGTAAGTGACTGCATTCTTATAAGGCAGTTGGATAAATCTTCTGCACGTGCTGATGCTTGTGTTACGTTTACGAATGACATTCTAAGCTACCGATATTGGAGAAACGCGTCTATGGTCCATCATAGTAAAGTACTGTCTTCTATTACCAGTATTTTTATATGAGATATGAATCCAAGGTAATCCACTACCCCCTGTTTGATATTCAGCAATTAATTGATCAAATGGTATTTCTTCGATGAGCTGGGCTGCTCTGGTTTGATATTGATTCGCAGGTAAATTACTGAATCTAATATCGATAGCTTCTCCCATTGCATGCTGAGACGCATTTTCTTGTTGTCTGAAGCCAGACAGCAGAATCACACTAGTGCCGTATTTTTCAATAATTCTATCAATAACGTTTTCAGATAGAGCTTGTAGGTTAGTTACGATCTGACCCATCGATAGTCCTAACCATCCACCCTCTGGTATTCTATGACCGCGTGTGGCTGCGTTGATAGTTACATCTTTGAGTCTAACATATTTCGATATTAGTTCTTCATAAGGCGGTGTAGTAATATTTTCAAACCTAGGATTGACAGGCACACCTGTTACTGGGGTAAATGATCTTGTAGGTGCTGTATCAGATGAATTAAAATGAGGGGGTGCTGAGTTATATCCAGGATATAAACTACGACCTACCGGCCCACTTAACCCGTCATTCTCAATAGCAGCGCGTTGTGATCTACTATTCGGCCTTGGAACAGGTGGTGAGGCAACTTCATTAGTAAGGCTTCGTACTCCTGGTTGTAATAGATTAGTAAACGTTGGGGTAGCTACTGTTGGTGCGGTAGGATCGGAGGGGTTATCCGCGCTAGTAGGAGATATCTGTACAGGGGCTACTCTAGTACCTTGCACCACAGCAGTGGATGACGCTTTAATTGTACTCGGGTTAAGGTGAAGTACACTACCACCAAGTTTAACATCTCCACCACTATTAATAGAAGTAGATGAGTCACCTTTAATTTTAATACTGGCTTGAGAACTTAGAGACATATCACCAGCAGACTTTTGTGATATAACACCAGTAGTGGTGAGATTAAAAATATCAGATTGAATATTAAAGCTTGTACCTGTTTGTAGGTTGTAGGAATCACCAATATTAAGACTTAATTTATTTGTTTTGACTGTCTGATTACCTACTGTAGTATGATCAAAATTAGTAGACTCCATTACGATATTTTCAGCTCTAATATTAAAAGTCTCACCGGCGTTTAGATTAATAGACCCGCTTGCGGTAAATGAAATATCGTTCTTTACAACAGCGTTAAACTTTCCGCTTACTTCAATATTAGCATCACCTAATACTAATATTTTGCATGTATTTTGAACAGTAACGGAAGCAGTACCACCGATAAAAATATTACCGTTATTTTCTACAATATAATAATTGTCACCTACTATCTTTCTCACTTCAGTGCCGTTATTATCTACTTCGGTATATGAGCCTGAAGGATGGTATAGATGATATCTTATATTATTCGGAGTATCATCAAATTCTTGAATTAATCCATTAGGTGTAGAAAATACTTGATTATGAGGGTATGAAGCACCAAAAGGTGATTCAGGCTCATCCCATGTATTACTAGACAGTGCCTGGGCCACGTCTCTTCTACGACCTGTGTCTTTTCTTTCTACTACTGTACCAGTAGCTACACCTCGTGCTAATCTATTAGTACTAGGCTCATATGCATATGCATTGTTAGGATCGTCTATAGCAGGGTTTGGATCTACTGCTGTTCTTGATAGTGGTGCACCAGGTGTTTGTAACCTTGCAATGCGTTCGCTGGGATCTACTGCCATTATGCTACCTTAGGTGAATCATCTGTAATTACGTTATAACCAGCTCTATAATAAACGTTACCACTAGTACCGTTTCCGTCTGCACCCCTACCTGTTTTTGCGTATGTGGTGGCGCCACCAGCGCCTAGTAGATGTGATACTGCTAGTAGACCAGATACGCGCCTGGGTGTAGATGATGTACTAAGGGCACCTGTACGAACTAAAATGTCGTAGTTCTTTCTTGTAAGTGCAAGCATGGCGTTTTCTTGGGCTGCTTCGTTATTAAACCAATTATCTAAATTATTAACTCCGTCCTTACCCGTCCAAGAACTAGCAAGAGTTAACTGTGAATTTTGAGTAATGTTACGCTTTACATAACCTGTATCGTTTAAAGCTAGAGCACCGAACTGATATCTACCAACATAACCAAAACTATTACGAGCTCTTAAGTCACCACCGGCGCCACCAGATTCTCTTTTGCGAATCTCTTCTTTAAACTCTCTGTATTGGCTTTCACTTAATGGTCCTACAACACCAACTACTTCATTATCTCTGGTGATTTCTTCTTGTAATTGTCTTTGAATTTCTTCGAGAGGTAATGGTGTTTCAAGACCGGGGATAGGTACGCCATTATTAATACCGCCCAAAGTAGCAAGCACTAATGGGTATTGTGCAGCAGCACCATCAGCAAAGAATCCAAAAACTCTGGTGTTGGGTCTGATACCAGTAGGTGACATACCATACCCGTTCTGCGCAGCACTGGTAGTAGGCTGTAATACAGTAGCCCAGGGTAAATGCTCTGTTCTTAACTCATTAGGATCATCATTATGCAATCCAAAACAGCGAACTTTTACTCGACCTAACTTCAAGGGATCGTTGTTGTCTTCTACAACTCCAAAGAACCAAAAAAAGCCTTGTGTTCCCATAAATTTAGTAAACATGATTAATTCCTGGAAGAAACAATATTAAACTTAATATCACCTGTAGTATACTGCTTATTATAGAAGTCAGTATTTCTCAACGCACCTTCGCGTATTAGTAACATGTTATTATACATTACATACCCAGTTTGACCTACACTAATTTCGTAAGTAATTGTATGTATTATATACTTACCGCTATATCTTGGATCTTCTTTTTTGTTTTCGTTCTGTAATGAATTGTTGTCCAAAATAACAACGTTTACAGGGTCACTGACATCATATAGTAGATTACCAAATGTTTTGACAAGTAGCGTATTTTCGTCTAGTAATATAGAGAAAGGTGAATTATTAAGTAATACGTCTTTTGTTCTATCATTAGTAGAGCTGTCAAAAGGAATAAAATATGTTAAACTTCCTAACGCTTTTATCTTTTCACTAAAAGAAGTCGACACGCCCGGGTCGGGTCTATTTAAATGTAGAAGTTGATCTATGTTTTCTAGTAAAGAAATCTCTTCTTTAGTAACATTTTTTGTAAGAAAATCAAAGTGCTTTACATTACTATTATACAGTCCATGATACATTCTTCTATGGTTATTAAATGTACTTCTAGGAGCAAAATTTAAAATAGCGTTAAATTCTGTTTCCCTATCGATAGATTCTAAAGGAGTGCTGGTATAAGTTATAATGTTAGTGTTAGACTCTGCACGCGTCATCATATCTTCAAAGGTTTCAAAATTATAACCTGATCTATTCTCATAAAACATAAAAATACTAGTAATAGATGGCGATTCTCTAAAAGCTCTTGTCTGTAAAATGTCGATCTTTTCAAAAGGTTTTATCTCAGTAAAAGCAAAAGTATTATCGTCTACTGTATCTACAAAACGTCCATCGTTAATAGGTATTTCAGTTTTAAGTTCTGTTTCTAATATGCTACGAATAATTTGTGTGATAGTACCTGTATAGCCTTTAGATTTTAACGCACCGGAATCAATGAACGTATCCACAGATAATAAAGTAAGAACAAATACTGAACTGTCCCCCGCTCCGCTTTTTATTTCAGAGTCAAGCGTAGCTACTACAAACTTATAGTTAAATCTCTGATTAGTATTACTACGTCGAAAAGATACATTAATAAACTCTTCACCAGTAAAAGCAAATAGCGGATTATTAAGAAAATCTATGCCATCACCCAGCATCATTTTAGCAAACATAGTTGCTGTTGAGATACTAGCTGTAATCTGAATAGATGCAACAATACTACGAATGTCAATTTTTCTGCTGCTGTCAAATTTTTCAGCGGTCAGTTCTACAATCTCAACAGCACCTGGCCCATAACTATTTGTAGAAATATTAGTCATTTAACTTTTTTTCTAGTTCAATATCAATATTACCTGCAAACTCTGGTGCAATAATATTCGTAATAAGTTTCTTATTATTGTTATCTATCCAATAATCATAAGCATTAACTGCTGTATAATTAATTTGCTCAGCGCCAGATAATAGAGTATAGGTATCTACGTTAATTATGATGTCTTCTGTATTATGTTTATAGTGAAGTATAGTTGCTAATGCTTCCGGTAAAGATCCGTATTTTACTTCTAGAAACTTCTCAAGATTATAATCGGTTAGTGGCCAATCAAAATATGGATCTACAGTACCGTTTGCAAATTTTACTAGCCAATCATAACCTGAATTTTTATACAAGTCATATGCAATCATATCTGAACGTTCACCATACTCTAGTGTGAAGGGTAGGTAAACACTAGTTGTATTTTTAGTCACGTCTCTAAGAGCTGCACGTAATAGAATATTCTTAGCAGTCTGCTCGTTATATACAATATCAGGAAAATTAGTAAAGTATTCTATCGCCATTACGTTCCTCCAGTTCTTTCATTACGCCTTACATTATTAGAGGGTAACGCTGATGTAACTTCTAAAGCAGTGGAGATATTAGCATTGGTAATAACATTATCACCCTCATCACCTTTTGCTACTAGTGGCCTAATCTCCATAAGATGGAGTTTAATACTAGTAAATACAGGTGCGCCTGTACCAGCAAAGAATGCTGGTTTACCAGAAGCGGTTCTATCTACCTCTAGGTTAGTTACAACACAAGGAGCTACTGGAAAATCAAACGTATCTTTCTGCATGCCAAGAAAATTAAACTCTACTTCAGGTGGAAAATTCATAAAGAGCTTACTAGCGCTCAATGCAGGAAGAGATTTAGCTCTAAGTCTTTTAATTATTTTTTCCAATTCAACACTTTGAGCTGGCCCGGACGGTGAGAACATCCAAGAAAAAGTGAATGTTCTAAGATTTACACCTTCAAATATTGCTGTAGTAAAGGGGTTTATTATTCTACCTGTACCTGCAGCTAGAGCTTGTGCGGCTTGAGGATTAGATACGCCAATAGAACTTAAAGCTCTATTAAGTACAGCCCCGCCAATATATTGTGTACCTGCAGATCCTAAATCACGAGCTAGATCAGACCCACCAGCAGCTATGTTTCGTATTCCAGATAAAATTCTACTACCTGCTGTTACACTGGAAGTAAATAATTCACTCATTGATCCAAAACTAATACCTGAGACTACATTAGTCATACCAGATAATAATTCACCTGTCAGTCCGAGGTCTACTGCAGAATATTTTACACCTACACCGTCTATTATTTTCTGAGGTACGGGTAATACAAGAAACATATCAGAAGCACGTGATAAACTATGACCTGTACCTCTATTTTGCTGACTATTACTGTAGAACTTAAAAATCATTTTATGAGGAGTTTCATCTATCTCTAGAGGAAACCTAAGTACGTCTAGTCTAAGACGATTTCGTGACCCTTGAACGAGGTTTCTTACACTAGTAGTAGTAGTTAACGTGGATGACATTTAATTCTCTATGAGTTACAAAGGCCGGTTTAATCCGAAAAATCCAAAAAAATACAGAGGTGATTATAATAACATTATTTATAGGTCACTCTGGGAATTTAAACTAATGCAATATTTAGATAGCCATCCTCATGTACTTGAGTGGGCTAGCGAAGAGTTCTTCGTGCCTTATATACATCCTGTTGATAAGCAGTTACATAGATACTTTCCTGATTTTTGGGTAAAGAAGAAAACTGATACTGGAACAGACGTATTAGTCATTGAAGTTAAGCCATCGATACAGACTAAAGCACCTGTCAAGGGTAATAAACGCCAAAAAACATTTATTAACGAGGCTGTAACTTATGCTATAAACGAAGCAAAGTGGAAAGCTGCTATGGAACTTTGCAAAGATCATGGCTGGAAGTTTATGCTCATGACAGAAAAAGAACTAGGTATTAAGTTCTAATATAAATAATTTACTTAAGTAGGATTAATTTATGTCTGGTGTTTTAGACTTACTATCAGCTCAGAACTTAACAAGAGCGCAAGCAACGACTGGTGTGGTGCAGACAGCACAGCGTACATTTGGTTCTAGTGCAGCAAACGTATCAACAGCAGGTAGAGCGGCTGTAGCAGGCTCACTGCTCACTACTTTGGGCGGTGTATTAACAGGGTTTAATAGAGGTCCAGTGCGACCCCCTGAAAAAGGTTTTAATATTTCAGGATTTCAAAGTAGAATTAATAAGATGGGAGGACTTAGCAGTACATCTAAGTTCCTTGTTGCTATTACCCCTCCGGCATGCATAGTCCCGGTTACTGGTATTGTGAGACAGGATTTTAATGAAGCTGGTGAAGTTACGGGTGAGAGAACTATAAGAACAAGACCAGGTGATCCTACCAACCAAGTTGAAGAGCGTGTATTTAATGATGCTGCAGGGAGAGATTTACTTTTTCTTTGCGCGAAGACATCCCTGCCTGGTATAAATCTAGGTACAGTTCAATATGCTAATCTTGGTTTCGGCGCTGAAGAAATGAGACCTGTAGTGCGCCAAACAGCCACTATTAATTTAAGTTTCTATGTAGATGTTGGCGGTAATTTCTACGGGTTTTTTACAAAATGGATGAGTAATATTATTAACTGGAACAATCAAGCAGTTGGGTCGTTAAACGCAGAAGGTGCGTTTTATAATGAAGTACACTATCGTAGAAATTATCTATCACCAGCTGTTACAATATATGTCTATGATACTGCAGGTAATAATTTTATTCAGGTAGATTTAATCGACGCATTTCCGGTGGGTCTTGGAGAAGTAGATCTTGCCTGGACACAACAAGATGATATTGCTATTGTTAACGTAAAATTTGCTTACAAGACTTGGAGAAGTAACTATATGTCTCCAGCTAAAATAAGCAGCAACTCT